CAAAACACCCGTGCAATTACAAGCCAGAACAAAACCGAAATTGATGCCATTGTGCAGCTACTGTTGCATCACATGGACACCAGCAGGCTTGAAATGGAGATTGCCAAGCGCAATGCTGAACAGCAACAATTTGCAACCATTGCCGCGCAAGACATTGACCAAGGTCAAAATCCAGTAATGGGATTGACGCAATGACAATTTCGTGGTAAAAACCGCAAAACCTTACCAGTTGGGTCAACTGGGTGAATTCTTTGAGGAAACTCAATGTCAGAAGTCGCAGAAAGACTTGCCGCCAATGTGGTGACAAGTGAAAATTTAGCTGAATTTAATGCCAAGAGAATGGGTTTAGCTGATCCAACGCCAAGCGAGGCTGTCGAACCGACAGAGCCGCAAGAGGTTGATCAAGGACAGAGTGAACCGACAGAGGCAGAAAACGAAGCGACAGCAACAGAGGATCGAAAACAAAATCCCAAGCTAGAAAGACGGTTTTCAGAGATAACCAAGCAACGTGAAGATGCTAGGCAAGAAGCCCAGCGGGAACGCCAAGCAAGGGTAGATTTGGAACAGCGTTTGGCGGCACTAGAGCAACAAAGACAGCCTCAACAGCAGTCTTACGTTGATCAAGAGCCACAACCAAGCCAGTTTGCTGATGCGTTTGAATATGCGAAGGCTCTAGCTGAGTTTTCGACAGAAAAGGCGTTAGCAGAACGGGATAGGCAAGTTGCCCAGGCGAGAGAACAGGAAGCGCAGCAAAAGATTATCCAATCTTGGGCGCAGAAGGTTCAGGATGCCAAAGCAGAATTGCCCGATTTTGATGATTTGGTCGCATCTAGTGACGTAGTTGTAAACAACGCAGTCCGTGATGCAATTCTGGAGAGTGATGTAGGCCCAAGAATCCTGTATCACCTAGCTGAAAACAATGACCTAGCCAAAAAGATCGCCAGCTTGAGTCCGAATGCAGCGCTTAGAGAGATTGGGAGACTAGAAGCAAAGTTTGAGGCAAAGCCTGAAACCAAGCAGACAGCCCCTGTTGTAAGAAGTAAAGCACCAGCACCGATTCAACCGATTCGTGGTGGTCAAGGTCAGCCTGATGTTCCTATGTCCGCTAATGGCGAATGGCATGGTAGTTATCAGGCGTGGAAATTGGCACGCAAAGCGGGAAAAATTCGGTAAACCTAATCTTTTTGGAGTATTTAAATGGCTAATAATTTATTGACGATAAGCAAGATCACCAACGAAGCGTTGATGGTTTTGGAAAATGAGTTGACTTTCACAAGTGAAGTTGACCGTAACTATGATGACCAGTTCGCTGTTGTCGGTGCAAAGATTGGTAACACAGTCAATGTCCGCAAGCCTGGTCGTTTCATTGGTACAACTGGCCCTGCGCTGAATGTTGAAGACTTTAACGAGACTTCAGTTCCCGTTACTTTGTCTACACAATTTCACGTTGACACCCAGTTCACCACATCCGATTTAGCATTATCTTTGGATATGTTCTCTGACCGTGTGTTGAAGCCCGCTATTGCAGCGATTGCCAACAAGATTGACCGTGACGGTATGTCTATGGCTACCCTGCAAACCGCTAACATCGTTGGCACAGCTGGTACACCCCCCACAGGCTTGATTACATACCTGACTGCTGGTGCATATCTGGACTCAGAAGGCGCACCCCGTGACGGTCGTAGGTCTTGCATCGTTGAGCCTTTCACTTCAGCAACCATTGTTGACAGCTTGAAAGGTTTGTTTGTTCCTCAAGAAGCCATTGGCGATCAATACCGTAAAGGTTTGATGGGCCGTGATTCAGGTGGTATGAACTGGCGTATGGATCAGAACGTAGTTAGCCAAACATTTGGTAGCTATGCTTCTGCAACATTGTCATGCAACGTAACAACTGCAACTGGTTTCTTATCAAGTGGCTGGGCTTATTCAAGCACAATTACTGTTGGTGCAACTTCTGCGGCCGCTACATTAAACCAGGGTGATACATTTACTATCGCTGGCGTTTTTGCAGTTAACCCACAGAATCGTCAAACTTACGGTAACAAACTACGTTCGTTCGTGGTTCAGTCTACAACTGCAATTGGTTCCGGTGGAACTGCTTCCGTTACTGTTGTACCGGCCGTTATTACTGCTGGTCAATTCCAAAACGTAAGTGTTACATCAACTGGATCACAGACTGTTACTCCTTTTAACAATACTGGCGTAGTATCTGCACAAAACATATTGATGCACCGAAATGCCTTTACTCTTGCTTGTGCTGACTTAGAATTGCCTGAAGGCGTTCACTTTGCTGGCCGTGCATCAGATAAAGAAATTGGTTTGTCAATGCGTGTGGTTCGTCAATACACGATTAATAACGATTCCATCCCAACACGTTTAGACGTATTGTATGGCTGGGCACCGTTATACCCTGAATTGGCTTGCCGTATTGCATCGTAATCAATCGTAGGGGGAAACCCCTACTTTTTAACTTATATTAAGGAATAATATTATGTCTAATCCAGGACCAGCTAGTACCCAAACCATACATCCTTCAAACTTAGCTACTAATCAAGCTATTCGTTTATTGGGTGTATTAGTCGGAGTTAACGTTAATGCCACAGGTGATAACGCAATTCCAGTATTTAATACAAGCAGTTTTTCTGTAACAAACTTTATCGTAACTAATGCTTCAACAAGTTTGACTACAGCAGTTGCGGCAGTATACCCAGCCGCTAATGCACAAGGAACTGCAATTGTTGCGGCTTCTACTGCTTTATCAGGCAATACTGGGTCTACTGTTGTTAACCAGTTAACTGTAGCTTCTACATTAGTACAGTCAACACAAAACATTTATTTCAGAGTAACTACTGCACAAGGTGCGGCCGCTACTGCTGACGTTTATGTTTACGGTTACGACTTTAGCACTTTTTCTTAATACCATGCAGTAAATGGACAAAGGCCATCCCCAAAAAGGGTGGCTTTTTTCCTATTTGGTCTTATAATTAATCATCCTCACTTAAAGGAAAATCATGCCATCTACTACCATAACCCGTGGAAATGTATTATCTACAACCATTATTGGCCCATCATTAACACCAGTTGCAACTGCTTCTTATACAAGTGCAACACAAACATTTAACGTTCCAGGATTATTAACAACAGATATTATTAAAGTTATAGGTTTAGCTGGTGCTCAAACTTCAGGTATTGTTGTTGCTCAAGCATATTGTGCGGCTGTTAATGTATTAACTATTCAATTTGGTAATATTACTGCTGGCACATTAACACCAGCGGCCGGTGCATATACGCTTGAAATTACTCGTTTAGAAGGTCCAGCACCAGTTACGGCAGTTTAATCATGGCTACTACTCCAGTATTTCGGCCAATTGGACCAACAACCGCAATAACGGTTAGCGGTTCTTCTTCAACTGCGGTTACTATTAGTGCTTCAGGTAATAACCAAATGGATTTTTGTGCGTTTTTAAATACTGCCGCTACACCAGTAGCAATTACTATTTATCCAGTTGTAAACGGATCAGGAACGGCTGGAGCATCAGCATTCCCATCAGCCGGAACATCAGGAAATGTAGTAGTTTTAGGCGTTGCAATGCAACAACCTATGGTTATTTCTGTACCACAAACATTTTCACTTACTACAATTGGAACTTCAGGCACTTTATATGTAACTCCAGTTGGTGATCAGTCTTAAAGGAACTTATGGCAAACCCATCCAATTCAGCAGTTCAGAATTTACTGCCCGTCCAGGCGTATTTCAATACGGATGGGTCCTTTAATACATTTATTGGACAAGGTGTATCATTTTATGCAACAGTTAATCCAGCACAATCAGGATTAGCAATTACAAATAGCACAATTGATAGTTCAACTATTGGTGCAACAACCCCATCAACTGGGGTATTTACTAACATATCAACTACTACTGGGCAAATTGCTTCAGCCCCATCTAGTAATACAGATATAGTTAATAAATTGTATGTTGATGCTTTTGTAACAGGAATTAGCTGGAAAAATCCAGTAGCAGTAGCAACAACCGCAAACATTACAAGATCAGGATTGCAGACTATTGACGGTTATACAACTGTAGCTGGTGACCGAGTATTAGTTAAAAATCAATCTTTACCAGCACAAAACGGTATATTTATAGCTTCTGCCGGTACTTGGGCTTATGCTCCTGATGGTTCTATTTGGCAAAATTATGTTTCAGCATTAGTTTTTGTTGAATATGGAACTGCAAATACTGGAACGGCTTGGTATTGTTCTGCACAACGTGGCGGTACTTTAGGTACAACGCCAATGAACTGGTCATCATTTAGTATTGGTACAGTTTATACGGCCGGCACAGGTTTAACTTTAGCTGGATATACATTTAGTATTTCAAATACAGGTGTTAATGCTAGTTCTTATGGATCAGCAACACAAGTTGGCACATTTACAGTTAACTCCCAAGGGCAATTAACCGTAGCTGGCAACACAACAATTACCCCAGCAATCGGCTCAATTACTGGTTTAGGTACTGGCGTAGCAACTGCATTAGCAGTTAATGTTGGAAGTGCTGGTTCTTTTATAGTTAATGGCGGTGTTTTAGGTACACCAACTTCAGGTGATTTTAGTTCAGGCACATTTACTTGGCCAACATTTAATCAAAATACAACCGGTTATGCAACTAGTTTAGCTGGTGGATTAGCTGGTTCTTTACCTTATCAATCAGCAATAAACACAACAACATTTTTAGCGGCCGGCTCAAATGGCCAAGTTCTTACTTTAGCTTCAGGCGTACCATCGTGGGTTACTCCAACAACTGGCACGGTTACAAGTGTAAGTGGAAGCGGAACAGTTAATGGTATTACTTTAACCGGCACAGTTACTTCTAGTGGAAGTTTAGTGCTTGGTGGAACTTTAGGAAGTATTGGAAATAGTCAATTAACTAATAGTTCTATTACTTTTGGGGCAACTGTTGTTTCATTAGGTAACACGGTTAGTGCATTAAATGCAGTTTCAATTGGTGCAACAACTGCTTCAACTGGAGCATTTACTTACTTATCTACTAGTTCATCAACTAGCACAACGCCAGTATTAACGTTTAATGCATCAAATAGCCCGTTAGCAATGGGTGCAACCGTATCAGGAAGTTATTATCAAGTTGTATTACAAAATAGATCAGCTAACGCTAATTCTTCTACAGATTTTGCAGTTTCTAATGATTTAGGAA